ACCAGCCCTGTCTGCTGCGGCTCTATTTTTAGAGCCTTCACTACGGGCCGTATATGCGCCTACTACACCTACGCCCACTGTTGCTACTGCGGCTACTACTGCTGACATAATTCACCTTTTTTGTAAGCTAAATATGAAACCAACTTAATGGCTTGTCTATAATCTATTGTCACTTCTTCACCCGGTCCACCGCCAAGACACCCATTAATATTTTCAGTTGCAACAAGATAAATATTGCCATCTTCTGATGGAGACATTTTTGCATTTGGTTTTAATGAATGATTAACATAACGGCCTGCAGGAGTACGCATATTGTTAATTCTTGCAGGAGCCAGTATTGCTCCCGATTTTGCTGGTATGGTCAAAAAATACCCTTTACCCTCAATTGGCGAATCCGTTACCCGGTATGGGTGAACTGGCCCAGGCATTGGGCTTTGATCTGATTCGTTTTCAGTTAAGTTTCTCGCAACGTCAAGCGGGATACCCATTTCTTCCATGGCCATTTCATAATCAATTCGATGCGATTCAGCATCAGCTGTCAAAGCTGACATTTTTATTTGTTCACTTATCTGATAATTATCATCTTTCTTCAAATAAGTATCTTCCAGTTTGTCTATATCTGTTTCATCAGTTGCATGAACATTGTGAAAAACAATATCTTCAACAACATAAACTACTTTTCTACCGGGTTTGGCGACAAAAGTATAAGGCGCTGATAAAAGCGTTTTAGATCCATCATCATTTAATACAAGCATACTGCCTTGTAGTAAAATACAAAGATGATCCGTTTTATGATAGTGACCAATCGCAACTACACCCGCAGCAATTTTCGCTTCACGAATATAAACGCCTGGGCCAAAATGATGTGTAACTGGGCATTCTGCTTGAGGCATATCCAGCATTGCAGACTGCAGTAGATCTATTTTTTTATCCAGATGACTAATACTTTTTTCGTTATTTGATTTTATCTGCATTAGGCACTCCCGCATCAATCAAATCTTGAACTGTTGGACGCTTATCTTTAATACCCTTACTGCCATTTGCTGTTTCAATATTGTCTTTTAAAGCAAGCAAGAATTTCTTATGGGTCGGATCAGTTATGCTAAAAGGAACACCGCCAATCTGTAGCGTCTTTGCACTCATGCTCTTGCCAGTTCGCTCATTGTTTCAGCAATAAACGCCTCATGAATATCTATACCATTACCTGACAATTCAATCTCCCATGTATCAGAACGATAACCACCTGGGATACGAAACGGCTTTGAATTAACCAATTGCTTTTCAAACTTTAATACGCCATCAGCATACAACCTGAAGGTTGCTGATATTGATGAACCAATACCACTTGTTGCAGAAAAATAAGGTCCACCCGCTACGGTATACACTGCCGGAGAACATCCAGCAAAAGCGCCCGTATCACAAATATCCCCACTAGCTATTCCGCTATCAACAGCAGCCACCGCTGCATCTATCGCGGCCTGCATATCAGAAGCAAGCAAATCACCTTTTGAAGTGAATCGCACCAAACCCGCTTTAAACGTTATACGCCCCGGTGTAGTGAATGCTTTTGAAAGCCATTCAAAAGTTTCATAGTTACCCCCGTAACCAAATTGATAAATACTGCGTAAATCGGTATTGAAATAATAAAGAGAATCGCTAGTTAAATCTGAATAACAGGCCTTGGTTGTATAGCCTAATTCAGTGAATGTTGACTCAGGTTCTGACGGATCAAAGACAATACAACCAGACTCATTGCCCTGTTCACCTGCGCCACTATAAAAACCATAATATCGATCATCGTAAACACAAGCTGTAATGCTCGATGGATTAAACAAGCGCCAGTCAGTCTCTTTTAACCATCGACGTGTAATTATTTCAGCAGCTCCCGCCGTAGGCACATAAACCAAGCCATCAGGCGATGCATACATAGCACCATTTAAAATACTTACTATGCTACGTTTACTAATGCACGATTGAGATAAATCCAAACGGCTCTCAGTCATGCCAGCAGGATCAACACCAGTAACAGCATACGGCTTACCTACAGTGCCAACGATTAGTGTATTACCAATCGCTTCAATAGAAACAATCGTGTAATCGAGCGTTAATTCATAAGCGGCAGGATATGCATGAGGTGCATATGCAACCGAAAAAGATAAAACATTTTTATAAAAACCAACGGTAATCCCGCCAGCCATAACAGTAATACCTTTTAAATCTCCGTTAGGGCTTGACCAGGCCAAATCATCAACACCCGGTATATCTTCACCTAAATTTGCTTCTGTAACTGTGTCTGTGTACGTTGTTTGGGCAACTGGGATCTCAGCAACAAACTTAAATACACCTAATGATGTGCGATAAATTCGCTTCGTCATATTGCTTGTATTTATGGAGGCCTCACGCGTCCATGCGCCACCACTGGTATAAGCACCTGATGGAGCCAACTCAATAGAGAAATGCGTTGCATCTATACGAGTAATTTGAAGCGGCCCAACATCATTAAACACAACAGGTAAATTACCCGTTCCCACAATACCCGTTAGATCAGCATAATCGCCAGTTTCAAGAAAATGATTAGCTGTAGTTGTAAAAGTTGATTTTGAACCTGAAACGGTTATCGCACTAATAACGCCTGTATTTAAAGGAGCAACATCCATGTTAGAAATATCCCAGCTCGCTGCATCATCATGCGCGGCTACATACTCAGCCGATGCAACAGGTGGTCCCTCTTCACCCCATTCAGTAACATAGGTGTATGTATAGGATCGAGTCTCTGCTATTCCTGATGCACCACCGGTTATACCAATCGAAGGTGAAACCTCTGCAGCAGGCAGACCCAAACGATAAGAAGTTAATGGATAATCATTTCCTGATCCAGTTACCGCTAACAAACTGTTTGTAGATTTTGGATTGTATTGCCCGGTGTAATAAATTCGACCTTCATCATCAACATTCAAAGGTGATTGAGCAACATCAACATCTTCGCTCCAATGCAACCAATTACCATCTAAAGGAAAGATAGATAAAATTTCACCCAGCTTACTTGGGTTATCAATAATAACGCCACTACGAATAGAACGAAGTTCACGACTCCATAAATCAACATTACGCGCCTTCTGTGAATTAAAATCACCAAGTTGGCGCTTGGCATACCTTGGCGCAATACCCCGGAAATTATTAATTCGAATTAATGACATAATTAACTAATGAACCCGCTTAGTCACACTAAACATATTTAATCCGTAACCATCTTCCGTTTCAGGTAATGAGCTAACGTGTTCATAAGAATAAATATAACCTCCCTCATGATGCTCAAGCCTTACTACACCCAATGTATTTTGAATCGTCACTTCCGGGCTGTCTAAAACTGTCGGATGATAAGCCACGCCAATATGTGCCTGACAACCTGTTAGTAGTAATATGAATAAATATTTATACATAATAACCGACCAACGTTATTCTAATATTATCTAATGTTGCCACTTCATCAACTGACCAATCGAAATCGCTGTTGGAATCTAAATTAACCGTACACTCTGCTACTGCAACTGTATCCACAATACCGGCATTATATGCGTCACCGTATCCAACGACTCTTGTTGTATTGCTTTGCGCGAGAGCACTACCGGTTTTTCTAATGTAAGCTCTCGCAGAATTTATAACACTCGCTGAAAGAGTTATGGCATATATTTCAACTCTCAATATGGCTTTGGATGCCCCGGCAGCGGCAGCGGCCGCATAAACAACGGACATATCAAGCGTTGACCAACTTGTTACGCCAGGACTAGCACTCAGTATTAATAACGGTGTATCTAAAACAACCAAACCATAAATAGGCACACTGTCCACGGTAATGTCACCGGTTCCATTTCTGGTTAAAGCTAAATCGCCATTAGTTGTATCAGCTGTTAATGAATCCGTTACGACAGCTGGGCCTATCAAATTACCAATAACATCACCAGTAACATCCCCTGTTACATTACCTGTCAAGTTACCCGTAAATGTAGTTGCTACAAATTCAACAACGCCTGATATAATTTTAGAAGCCGCATCTAAAACAAGTGTCTTTAGCGCTGTTCCTGTACCTGGCGTAACATCGTTATAATCAAGCTCATAATGAGTCGCTGTTAAAGGAGAGAGCACATTAGGAAAGAAATAAGACTTCTCATGCGGATTTTGTAACACATAATTCGTACCATCATGAATAACATGCGCCATGCGTCCAGCAGTCAATGCTCCCGCATATGGATTAGATCCATCTATTAACTTAATGCTTGGCGGTGTTGCTAACCCACTAACCTGAAGAGTTGATGCNCCAGTATTGGTATTAACAACCAGAAACCAGAATTCTTGATTTTTTGCGTAAGAAGCAATAGCAGGAGTCGGTGTAATCACATACGCATTAGCAACACCCGTATCAACACCGCTTTTATAAGAGTTATTCTGAATACTACCTGATGTAACAGTAAGGCTATTAAAGAAAGCAGCTGTAGGCCTTAATTCAATCAGATCACCCGCATCTAATGCTAAAGCAGTTGTGCTTTCCTGGGCGCGAGTAATCGTTAAAATATCACCACTACGAGCAGCACAAGTACAAATCTCAAGTTCACCGGTAGATTTTTTATAAAAAACCACTCGAAAAAAATCAGGTGTAGTCGGGTTAGGGTATTTTGCGCCATCCCCTGTTTGCACTGTTACAGAAGTTGCGACCGCAGTGATACCTGCCGCCAGTGTGCTGGTAGCATTATTTGTAAATAGTTCTGACATTATTTTTTACCTTTTGATAGGCATTAAAAGATTCAATCTATGAACTTAGAATTGCTGGATGTGAACCGCCACGCTTTGATTGAATACCAATATCCTCACCAAAGCCAGGAACAGGCTGGTCATGCGTATCATAACCATAGAGCCCTACATTTTTACCTGCCCCAATACATGGACTACCTTCACCGAGTGTGTAATCTAACTCTAATAACGGATCCTTATTCAATGAATTAAGATCATATCCCGTTACAGTCCCTTTCGCTAAAATCGCTGATTTCCATGATGCAAAAGTTGATTGATTTACACCATCCAATGCACCTATATGAGCGCCATTCGGTGCGTAATAGCAATTGTTATCAATATCAATAGCTGCATAGTTAGTAAATAATGCGCTACCAATAGTAATACACTGGATATTTGAAACAGCAAGAGAAGCACAAGTTATAAGGTTATTTTTTATTTCAACTTCCGTTAACGCTCCACCATTTTGCACGACCAATCCATGCCCTTCTTCCGTGTCTGTTGGATTATGGATTATGGTATTGCTAATTAACCTGCCACCGGCCGCATTGGTTTGATAAGCCAGGCTGTTAACGCTTGCATTAAGCATTAAATTACCAACGGCCTCTTGATTAATGCCGGAGCTATTAAATAGAATATGTATGTAATTCTCATCAAAATAACCAGCTTCTACTATATTTCCTAAACTTGTACCCTGCGTAGTTATCCCTTGACCACCACCATCACCACCAGTTTTTGTTCCTACACCACATTTTCTAATATCTGGCCTTAATATTCGGTTATTATCTGCATCAATGATCTTTAATGCTGAGTGCACGCTTCTACAAACAAAATCCTCAACTAAAACACCATCCCAATCTTCAATTTGAAGGCCAACATAGCTTGAATCGTTTTTGTCAAATACTGTGACCCCATTTACAGTAAGACCACGTATGACTCCACCAGAACCCACACCAGAATTTCCCCATATTTGAACAGTCTGAGTATTGCTTCCAGCGCCTGTACTGTTTGTCATATCACAATCGAGTATTTCCCAATCCGTGTGAGTTGGGTTTGCCATGTAAATACCACGAGCAAGTTGAGTTGTTATGTCTAAATTTTCTAAAATATTTCCAGCCGTTATACCAGCAAAGAAAATAGATGCTGTTCCACCTTCATGCGATGCAGTAAAATTCTTTGCATGAATATATGAAACACCATTGAGATATAAATTTATTGTACCGCCACCTGATAAATCAAAATCAGCTTTATCACCAGGCCAGTTACCGTCTAGTGTAATCATTGCATCTTTACTTAAGCCGCTTGCGCCTGGTGTAAATCTAGCCGTTACAGGGCCACCAAAAAGCAATGTATCACCAGACCCTAGCTGGTCTGCCGCCTCGCCCCACGTTATGCCAGAAGCATTTAAAACTGGCAGCAATTCAGACGTAGCAGGCCAGTTAGCATTGTCACCTAAAGTTCCGTGCATGTAATGCTTAGTCATGACATTATCGCCTCTTTTACGTGTTTCGCAGCTTCTTCATTTAACGCACTTAAGGCCAAAATTGCTTCATCACGCGCCTTATTAAGCCTTTCGCATTCTTTATCAATTCTCAAATTAATAGTCTCATTCATATCGCGCTTAATTATATTGATCTGCTCTTTTGCAAGCTGCGCCTCAATTGCTGATCTTTCTGCCGCCTTGGTTGCAAAATATATTTGCGTGTATGATGATAAAAGCTGCTTTTTGAGATTAATATTTTCTTCTAATGGCGACATTTATATTTCCTGCTGAACATCAACAATTATCGAAGCCGTATTTGCCACAATAGCTCCATGTGTTTTATTTTTTGGACGCCTTCTTGTTAGTGTTGATGTGTTTGCATTTTCAGCTGTTCGCGGATAAAGCTTTTTACCTGATGCTGCATTTGCAATTGCATCCGCTTCGCTTGACCCATATGCAAATCGACCAAAATTTGCAATGTCATCATTTGTTAATGTAACGCGACTAGTTTCATCCGCAAGCGGAAATGCTACGCCTGCTATGGTAAATGTAATATCACCAGTATATTGTGACGGAGTCGGGTCAGGAGAAACACGCACTCCCCCACCTGAAACATCAATCAATACCTCTCTAGCATTGTCTTCAGAGTCGTACCCTGTAACACTAATCTTTCCATCTACTACACCCGTCATAATCTACTCACCCTTACCACGCAGGTATTTGCGCAGTTGTTGATTGTTTTGAAAACCCCATAGTTGAACGGGCTCTTGCTCTTTGAATTTGAAAATTAAAATGCTTACCGTGATAAACAGATAACTTAATGTCTGACCATTTTTTACCAGGCATTTCCATTAGATACGTCAACGCGCCATGCTCTATCGCATCAGACCAGTCGTTATAAATAAGATCATCTACTTCAGCTGCATCGTTCGTAGGCTTTAAAACCACACGAGCAACCAGACCACCTACAATAGTGGCTTCAGGCAAACGATTTAACTTAATTCTGTCTGGCGCATACTGAACCATTATATTTGGATCACCGACAGAACTATCTCGCCACCCTGGATCGTTTTGATCTAGCCATTCTTCCGTTTTTTTAGTTATTTCTTTTTTGTCATAAAGCAATGACTGAATAGTTACAATACGAGTATTAGTTGGTGGAGTAATAGTGTAATCATCAACATTAATAGTTATGTCACCAGCCGGAATATCGTCTTTCCAGATAAGCGAATCTTCACACAAACGAATACATGCTTTGCGCACTGTTTGAATAATTAACGATTCTGGGCAACCAGCCACATGAGGGAATATACCTTTTACAAAACTATCTAAACTTGTTGCCATTAAATTGTTGCCCCTATAGAACCAGTATCCGTATCAATAGTTGGATCGATACTTCCCGCATTACTATCAACAGATTGATTTATACTCCCAGACAATACTGAAACGCTTGGCTCTATTCGCTCATAATTCCAATAAGACATAGAAGAGTTAACTGAATATTCCATCTGCAGGGAGCCATCAAATTCAGCATTAAAAATATATTCAAATGCAGACGAAGGCACGAACTCAATATAGCCATGCCCGTTAATCATTTTTTCCGCAAGCATGTCTGATTGCGCAATAAAGCCAAACGTAAGATCTGTAGTTGTATCTAAACCGTGAGCAATATCCGAAGATATACTTAAACTAAGCGATGCATCACCAATAAAAACATGCGCAAACTCAGTTGGCGATGAAATCTGTAAAGATATTGATACATCACCCGTATTCTCAACACCATACGCACCTGCTGCTACCGCATATGCACCTGGTGTAAACCCGGCTAATGCACCAGTAGACTCAACAGGTATAGGTGTAGCGGCCATTATATTGCCGTTATATTAGGCGTTACTTTATATGTGTCATTTTCTGTCAGGGTAAACGGGCCAGCAGGATCGATCTCAACAAACAATAAACGCTGAGTACCACCTGAAGATTTTGACGCAATAAAATAACCGTAAACCGCACCGGTATAACCACCCGCACCAGCTGTAAATGTTTGTTGCGCATAAGATGCGATACTTGCTGGAATACTCCAACTTGCATCAGTTAATGTTATACGCGCATAGCCGCCACCAGTTGGCTCATTGATAGTGGCTTCAGTAATGGTTTCGCCAGGGGCTGCATCAGTAAACAATCCAAGCTCAAGATCTGCATCACGATCAACGTGTGTTCTCAAAAAAGCAATTTGAGCAAGTAGCTTTTCGCCTTCGTCCGGAGTAAAACCAGCCATGTTTAATACCTATTTAATTAAGTTGTTCGCGCTTTTTAGGCGAAGAGCCCAGTTCAGCTTTTGCTTTATAACCAAGTAAGTTATAGAAATTTTGTTTATATCCATTAGCACGAACATAATTCGGTGTTTCTTCAGAATCACGCCCAAAGAATCGATACATAATCCATTCAATTAATGCCGGTCCATAAATATCATCAATATCAATTGGATCCGTAGTAGATGTTAATTCTGTTGGGTCAATCGCTTCCAACACTTCAATAAAAACTTGCGTACTTCCATGAGCCGCAGGACTGACATAAAAAACTTTATCGTCTCGATCATCAGAAATGTACTCCTTGATAATTAATGAAGGTGTTTCCGTGTGCCAATCTGGATCCGATTCATCTTTGGCGCCTCGATCCACTAATCGAATAGCACGACCAGGAGTATTACCATCAGAACCCATATTGCGAATAACAGATAATAATTGACGACCTGAAATTGTTTGACGAGTTGTTCCAGCTGTTAATTGAATTGCCCGGTTAATAGTTTTTGCATCATTTTTTAAACCACACACCGCTAGTTGCGCTTCATTCAACCATCCAAGTGCTTGCGCATCATTCCATGTACGACTTGCATCATCCGTTTGATCATCTGACGCAAGCTCTTGGGCCTTTAAAATAATTGCACTAGCGAGTGTAGTTCCCATGATTGATTAGCTCTCAACCACTTCAGCAGGTGCATCAATAAGCAACCGACATTCGTTAGTCATGCGCTCAACACCCCAGGTGCGATTTAACTGTTTCCCAAAGTTATCAAATGCCCACTTACATAAAGCAGCTTGCGCTTCTTTCTTATCAGTGATTTTTGTTACATCTGGAACAGTTAAACCTTCAGTAGTAACAACTGGCTCAGCTTCAAGACCGTCAGTTAAATCAATAGATTCACTGGCTTCAGCCATCATTGCATCAATTTCTGCCTGATTACTTTCAGGTGTAGCTGATGTGCGTGATAACGCTGGTGAAGATGCGGGTTCTGCTTTTCCAGCAGTAGGCTTAACAGCTGCCACACTTGAAACCACATTACTTATATCACCTGGCCAATCTTCAGCTTTATCAATCGATACAGCACCGGCCTTAGTTGCTAGTTGCTCAGAATAAAACAATAAACGACCTGGCTTACCCGTTGATGGATCAGGAAAACCAAGATACTTCGATAAACGCACACCAACTGCCGCTTCTGCTTCAGCCGTATGACCTGTTAACAACTCGCCTTGCGGTGTACAAGGAACCATGTCACTGCGAGACGCTAATTCTTCTGTGCGCTGAAACACACGACCAGACTGCGAACTTTTTAAATATTGAGCTGTTGCGCCCATAATATTCTCCCAATAAAAAAGGCCGACTCAAATAAGCCAGCCTTTTATTTATTAATTACAAAAGACTTCTATTAAGAAAGATCTTCCATAATTACAACACCAGTGATTTTCGCAGTAGCTGCATCATTGATAAGAAGCAGATCCAACGTGTCAGCAGCAGAGTAATACTTTCCGTTGCTAAAACCGGTTACCGTATTGGGCGTACCTTCAGTCAATGCCAAAGCATTAACACCAGAACCCAACGCATTACCATTCGCACCGTCAATAAAACCATCAACATCAGTTTCATCACCAATATCAAATGTAAGTGTTGCGCCTTCAACGGTTTCAACTTTGTACTTCACGCGATGCACAAATGTTTCAGCAGGAATGTTAATTAACTGCAATACATCAGCAGCAGAATAAGCCTGGCTTGAAAAATCAATCTCAAATTCAGCCTTAATCATTGCGGGATCAGAACGCATATGTTGCGTAGATCCACCTTTTGTTAAATCATATGTTGGCATGATCTATTACCTCAAATTAAATTGTTTTAATAAAAAAGGCCGGAGCGAACGCCCCAGCCTTTCAATCAGTTACGATTAACGTTTTGCTACAAAATCAACGATTGATTCAGGTTTGATAACCTTATAACCGTAAACTTGTAAACCACGAACCAGAGTACCAAAGGTGCTTTCAGCTCGTAGCGTTTCGCTGTTTAACATTTGCGATGCAAACGTAAGACCAGACTTATGACCCGCAATAATGTGAGTTACATTATCAGTGCCATTGTTTACAGTCTTCAGCAAGTTAGAACGATAAATCGTAAAACGATCAATCATGCCAATTTGACCATTACGAAGAACGGACATGCTATCGCCCATTTCATTGGCATTATTCAAGTCAGACTTTTTAAGTAGACCACATGCCCAAACAGGCAAATTCAACCAACGACCCGATTCCGGTACATTTTGCTCATCCAGAACAGAACCCATATCCACGATGTAATCAAGAATATTAGTTTTATCCAGGGTGACAGGTGCAGCTTCAGTACCTAAGTTATAAGCAGCAGATTTAGCACCCGCAGTTGCACCCGCATTTGCTGCAGCCGCATCAGCATAAATACTACCCAGTACATCCGTATCGATAGTGATTTTAAGCTGTTCAGACGCATCACGAGTCCAATCATCAATGTAATTGTAATCAGACTGAAATTTGTCTACATCGTCTGCAACGAACTGCCAGTATTTGCCTTTATCAATTGTAAGTTCAATTGTTTCTGGCTCAGGACGTTGAGTGTTAAGGTTTCCACCTTTAGAGTAATCACTGATTACAATAGATGGCGTAGTACGAATAATGACTTTATCGCCTTGATTAGCGATTTCGCCTTCGTACTCCGTGTTTGCAATAGCAGCCAGAACCGTTGCCTCGTAAAACTTAACGAGTAACTTTCCTGACCAAATAGCATTAGGTACTACAGTACCTGAAAATTGCGGATTTCCCGCAGCAGATTGTACAGCCATGAGTATCTACCTCTAGGTATTTACACAGACCACCCAACTACAGTTATTTCCAGGCATAAAAAAACCAGCGTTATGCTGGCATTCGTTAACTACTTAAAGTTAATGTTGTTTTTTATCCTGGTAAAATCTTTCCTGCTTGTTGTGCCGCCTGAATTTTTTGTTCAATGGCAGCTGCATCTTCGTGAGAATATTTACCTTTTGTTACTTTTGAATAAAATGCTTTAACCTGACTTTCCGTAAAGGTTTCGGTATGAATACCAATATCGTCAATGACGTTATTAGATCCATTTCCATCTTCAGGCGAAACAAGTTCATCCAATTTGTTAGCATTACTCTCACTGGTTACAGTTGCCCCAGTTTGTTTGTACGCTGCTATAACTTTCAGAACGGTTGCGGAATCATTGTCAAAATTCGCCTGATCAAAAACAACTTTCAATGGCCGAGTATCAAACTCGCTTATTGGGTTTTTCAGATAAGCAATAAATACTTCATCTGCACCAATTTTTTCCCATTCCGGTTCTTTGTCATCAAGATCATCGTAAAATAATTCACGCGCTGATTTCGCTTGAGTGGTTTGGACGTTTTCAACATTACCTTCAACGGCTTTAATGCTTCCTTCAGCCGCATCAAGACGACTTTGTAAGTCACCTATAATCTGAGTCATTTGAATTGAATTCATACTACTCATTGACACTAAAAATTCGTCGTCATACTTTTCGCGCATTTCAGCAGGCAATAACTCAAGATCAAAACCACCATTATTTGGATTGCTGGTATCATTCTCAGAACTTGGCGCAGGCTTTTCTTCCTGAGCTTTTGCAATCAACTGTTGCACCTGTTGTTGTGATTCAGTGATTTGTTGTTGAGATACACTCAACTGATCACGCAAATCTCCAATGGTTACATCGGTTGCTGATTTGTAGTTCTTAAAACGAGTTTCCCAGTCTTCAGCGGGTGGCTCTTTCTTAGGTTCGACAACAGGTTTAATCACCTCATCATCTTTGCCCTGACCGTCTTTCAGGCCGTGTTGTACTGCTAGTTGTTCTGATTCATTAGCTTGGTCACGTACTTGTTTGGGTATTCCCATAATTAATCTCCGAGCCACTTCAAACGGGGTTCACAACTCATCATCTAAGCTGGTCAAACAAATGTTTCATGCGCACGAAAGCATCTGCCCGATTCAGGATTTAGAATCAGCATGTGAGCCGCTATTGCGGGATTCAGTTAGTTAATCTCTGCCAGAAATGACAGGAATAAGTTTTATTAAATAATTAAGAGCCGGTTAAGGGATTCAAAACTATTCAATATCGATTGAAGGCACTGCCATTGAGCTTTCGCCCGGTAAAACAATACCCGCTTCATGGCGTTTTAATGTCGCCAGTAGTTCACCTGGGTTAGTTGCATGGCAAACAAATGCCATTAACACAGATGAAGCGCCTTGCGCCCTATGTAATGTCGTTTCCGACTCCACAGTACGCAAAGCACTATCAGCATCACCCGAACTGGAAAGCATCCAATCCAAAATGACCCTAAAATCTTTGTTTTCTTCTAAGTTATATAAAGCTTGAATAACGTTTTTATCGGGCTTTTGTAAAAATCCCGTATTATTAATTTGTTGAGCCTGCATTTAATCAGCCTGTTTATTTTCTTTAATTATTTCTTTCTGCAATTTATATGTCTTATGTTTGTACAGCCAATTTATTAGGAAAGTGCCTACAGATAAAACAATACCTATAAATAACGCAATTTCATTCAAGCTAACCGCACCAAACAAAGTGCTCATTGCCCCAGCCGTATAAGATGTTCCCGAAGTTAATTTGTCATTCATTAAGCAGCAGCCCCTTGAAATAAAGCAGTATCTTGACCGCTAACTGGGTTACCAGCTGCATCTAATGTTTGCCCACCTTGAGCCGCATTCATTTCAACAGCCATGGCTTGTTGCATTTTTTGCATCAGCTTATCTTTATCAGGCACAACATCATCAACGGGAATATCGAGTGTTTTAAGACTTTCACGTAACAGTACCGCACGACCTTCATTGCCAATAATTTGCATATCCACTGGATTGTTTGTCGCATTAAGCAACTCAGTAGTTCGAATCGCTTTTTGTTCTTTCGCAACCAATGAAGACGAACCTTTAGCAATACACTTTAAATCGCCTTTAATTGATTCATCTTCACCGTGAATCATATTGAAGTAATACGTGCGCTTTACAGAGCCTTCAATCGGTCCATCAATATGACTGATAACTTCTTTAATTCCGCGAGCAGCTGAACTCATTAGCATCGACAAACCAGATGCCGTACCAGCAGCACCTGAGCCACCACTTTCACCATAAGCATATTTAGGAATACCAGTGTATTCATCAGCAAGCCCTGAGAATTTTTCATAAACAGCCATTAGTGCTTGAACATTAGTTTTCGGATTATGAAAACGAACCGCAGGATTATTCGTACCATGTGGATCTGATAATGTTTGCCAGATCTTCCATGGTCTTATTGACGTTATATCTTCACCGAGAGGAACCCGGTCAGTGTGCACTTCAACTTGTGGGCCCGATGCAATTGCCATATTGTTAACTAATGAACGAGCCGCGGCATTACACACGTCTTGCACATCAGCCATTAATTCTGGAACGCCTTTACCCCAAAATGATCCGGGGATCTCTTCAAACGAACACTTATCATAAGGGCGACCACCCAATGGATCATCATTCAGTCTGGCGCGAATAACATGATTACCTATTAACCAGGCATTAATCTGATACTCTTTATTTACATCTTCAACCTTAGAAGCATCCATTCCCCATTCAATCAGCATTTTTCCTGAAGCGCTGCCCCAGTATTCAAGTGCGTCTATAGTATCGCCCTGGAATAAAAACTCATTGGGCCTGCCTTCAAGGTGTGCACGCTCTTGATCACGCCATAACCATTCACGTAAACCACCAACACCATAGTCACTCAAAACTTGATCAATAGCCGTATCGTTATAACCAGGTACACCCTTCATTGCTACCAAATCAGTACGTCTTAAACGATGGCGCTCAATCAGGTAACCATCATTCACATTCTTTGATGAAGGTGAAGGATATAGATCAAATGGTGCAACACGATAATATTCAGGACGGTACTCAGTACCAATTTTTTGCACCCAGCTACCGTTAATTTGAACCCACTTCAATGATTTGCGTTTGCGTATATTTGGGCCTTTCAATATCCCAGCTGGAAAAGTCACTGTATCTTTAATGACTTCAAGCATCGCTTCTTTCCAGTTACCTTCAGCAAACTGGTCTTCTATCTTTAATTCCATTTTAGAAGCCAAATTAACAGCTTCTTGTTCAATTTTTTCTTTGAGCTTTTCTTTTACTTCCTGAAAACGCTCTTGAACTGCATGCTCAGGTAACTGAACACCGTATTCTTGCATCCATTGTTGTGCTTCAATTGAAACTGCTTCAGCTAATCCTTTTTCAATATCAGGATTAATCTCAGGTATAGGCGTGTGATCTACTTTCCATGGCTTATCACCAGCAGGAAATAAAACATCATTTATCCAAGCTTCAGCAGCACGACACTTGATCTGCGTTAGCATCATGAATATTTCAGCCCCGCCTTGAGCTTTAATTTGCGCAAGCTTCTGAGGTGAATACTCACCATTACGACGACGAAGACTATCAATAATGCGCTCTTCGATCTCATTACGAGCGAACCGGGCCTGCTCCCAATCAGATTTAATCTTACCGGCCAGACCAATAATAATTGGTTGTGCCTGGGCTTTATCTAACTCAGCTTTTGATAAACGCTCATTTTCTAAATCGGCATTAGATTTAACCGAAACAAAATCACGTCCGGGCGCAGTCTTTGGCTCACTACGAGATAAAGCAACTGCAGCTTGTGTTTGCATTAGTGAACTGTCTCGCCTGTTTCAATTGCAGATTTGATTGCGCTTGCAACTGGTTTAGGGTTTGAAATAATCGGCTGAACTGATTCAGAATTGTGAATAATAATCTGATGATCACGCTGGCGCTCTTCACGCGCAGCATTAGACTGATCTACTAACAATTCAATTCGACTATCAATATAACGCTTACCCTCTTTTTTAAGATCAAGCATATCGAATTCAAGGTTAATCTCTAACAAATCCTTCGTGATAAAGTGAAACATGATCTTTCCAGACTCACGTTTATGGTAAAGCACATCAATACCCCAGCGATTTTCATCAGGCAAATGACCTTTATCAACCCAGTTCGAGTTGAACAACATCTTGCAGAAGGTTTCTGCTATTTCGTTCTGTGATATTTGTTGTACTGGCATTATGTCCATCCCGCAGCTGATTGCGTAGCAACCTGCCGAGCTGTTTGTTTAAATTGTTGGTTTCGAGTATGCGTTTTCATACTCATCATTAAGCTATCTGCTAAGTTTGGTGAAGCAATTGGAGGGCTTTGTCTCGCCATATCCTCTTTGCTCATTATCTGAAGCAAACCATTAGCATTTTGTTTCTTTGGTATTCGACAAACCTCAGTTCTAAGTCGATCAATTAGCTCAATTTTTGAAGATATTGAAAGCATTAATTCAGGATCTATGTACAAGCCCTGGGTAATTGCCCGGAACGTGTTATACATCCGATCACGCAACATAAAATAAAACTGAGCACGTTGATTTTTAAAGGTTTGCTTATTTGTTTTAGCGTTATCACGATCAATTAAATGATCTGGCTGATAAATGTCTTCAGGGTTTTCTGGTGAATTAGAACCCCGAAACATATCAACCTCTATACCTTTGCCATCCAATTCAGTAGCAACCGATGCTTTAAGTACCACACCAAGACCATCACAATCCCAGCGATATACATCTGCTCGATGTTCTATTGCGTACTTACAGGCCCAGATACTGCCTTCAGTAGCATCACCATCATCCTTTTCTTGAATATCAAGAACGATTGAACCGTGACGCTTACATAATCCTTTTGGATCCGGGCCTTCATCAGATGGATCATGCGTTACCACAATCGCACCTACTGGCTGAATACCTAAAACATCGTGCGCATCAATGCATGCGTTAAACCACTTAACCGGAATAATTGAACCAGGTACTGAGTCGTTATACTTACCTTCCCAGATATGCTCATATTCTTCAGTTGATAAGTGTTCAAAATCAAACTGCCTATCTTTCTCCAATACATCAGGGAAAAACGGGTTATCGGTATAGTTACAACGAATGATTAAATGCAAATCATCTTCGTAATAACCATCACGATCTAATTCTTTTTCAAATGGAACAATGAAACGCTGGCTGAATGGATCAGCACGAGACATAGGATTAGCACTGCACCACAGCTCAGAACCTTCTTCACGAAGCGTAGGAACCATTAACTTTAATGATTCAGCTGATAGCGTTTGCGCTTCTTCAACATGAAACCGTTCAAAGCCATCCATTGACTGCATTGAACTTGGGTTCCTGGCTAAACCACGAAACTTAAATATGCCACCGGATGAATTTTCTATTTTATTATTCTGAGTATTAAACCCAGTCAACTTTAATCGCTTAATCTCACGACACATCAACGAGTGAACAGAATCTTCTATCGAATTCTGAAACTCCCTGAAACAACCGGTTTTTATACCCTTGTCTTGTGAATCAATTAGATTCATTCCAACCATTGTTTGAGACTTACCTGAACCACGACCACCGATAACAATCTTAAATCGTTTATCAACCGTCAATAACGGCTCAAGCTTTGCAGGAAAGAATATTTCTGCTTCTTCCTGGGTAATGGCCCAAGCACCTGTTTTATTGCTCAACGCATGAGTAAAACCCTTAATCGGATCAATAAAACCAACAACTGTATACTTATTTGCCGCTCTTCTTCTTTGCTCAAGAATAGCCGCAGCGATTATCTGCTCGCTACTTTGAGCGACCATCTATGATTGCCTGTAACTCTTCATCACTTAAATCCGTCATTTCATCTTTAGTGATATTTATATTTTCTTTGAATGCCTGAACATTAATATGCTTACCAATAGTATCTAGTGATTTATTGGCGCCAGTCGCATCAAAAGTAAATGCCGGAACAATCTCACCTTCAGGGCCTTCGCAATACACTTGCTCACCTTTTTTATTTAAAACGGGAGCTATTTGCATACAACGATCATTAATCAATGCAGCCCGATTAAGCACCCAGTCAGCATCGATTTCTAATTTTTCAGCGCGTTTATCAGCACCTGCTTCTATAGCTTTCGCAATGTCAACATTCGTCAACAGCCTGCCGCCTTGCGATTTAGCTGTCTTTCTACTGTAACCAGCAAGCTCAGCTGCTTTGGTAGCATTAAGATGAATCAAATAATACTTAACAAAGAGATCTTGCTTAGGAGTTAGTTTTTTTGTTGCCATAATTCTTTAAGTCCGTGACGTGAACAACCCGGCAAAGTCACAAGTAACATTTAAACTGGAACGTGTAACCAGCTAAGGAGGGTCTTGCCGATGCTGCAGGTGTTATTAACGTCACCGCCTGCTGGACTATTCTTTAAACGCCAGACTGATTAGAGGCAACGCACTTGTTACCAGATTTTTTGGCGTCAGATTGACTTAGCTCGCCTTTATTCTTACTACTGAACGACTCATCACATTTACGTGAAGCCGTAGGCTCATTGTTTGGCGATGCTGGTAAATGCGCATTCATGCCGCCTGATTTGCTTTCTGGTTCATTACCTTTATTCATAATGTAATCCTCATAAAAAAACCCACAGAGCGAATCATGTGGGTTCATACCTTGCCGGGCAGTTCCGAAGAACTCTGTAAACATGCTTTACGCATGAGATAGACCACCTCCTTTTATGGAAGTGAGTAAAAAACTATTAAAATGGATTCGAAGTACAGTCACCATATATATCAATACCACTACCTGGCATTTCCTGATATGAAGTGACATTGCAGCTATAAGCAACATTACATTGCAGGTATTCCGCTTCTGTTACAGCGGTATACGTTAGCGACTCCCAAAAAACCTGATCTTCTATGGCGTTTGAACCGTTAGTAACCAGAAAATCTAATGGGCACTGGCCTAAATCAATTGATGCCTTGCTGTTTTGATAATCAATCGTTACCGGGTGTGTGAAATCTTGAAGGGTTCCATTAACAACAAACCGTATTTCAGTTCCATTACGCTCAACTACTTGCTTTGCGTTTGGTAAAGAAATGCCTTCGATTATGCTATCAAATAAACTATCGCAACCAGTTAATGTAAATGCCAGGACGATAAACGCTAAAGTTCGTTTAAATATTAATGGTTTCATAATAAGCCTCAATAGCAGCCATTAATAATTAACCGCAGGCCCATATTTAGAATAAGTAACCCTTCACTACCTTGGAGTTTTCGTCCTCCGTCTGTCCTTCGGGCATAAAAAAACCCGCTCCATATTTCTATGTGCGGGTTTCTAAGTCAGTAATCGATACTGGTAATACAAAGATTATCGTGTAAGGGGCGGAACGTCAACTATTTAATCTTTCCTTTAACAAATAGCCCTCTAGTGTCCAGATCTTTTGTTTTGCATTATCAAAAGCAATCTTCTGACCTATTTCTGCATCAAAGTTTTCAGGGCTGGCGCATGCTGATTCACCCGTTACGGTAAACCCGTTACGGTAAACCCGTTCCTTAAAACCAAGCAACACACTGTCAATTGAGTGCCTTCAAAAATATGATACTTTACTTCATCAATCGTATTCTCAATATAGTCAGGTGTTAACCTGGGTGCATTCAAACCCTTTTCTTGTATTTCTTTTTCTATTTCTTGCTCATTACTCATCTTCTTCTCCGGTTGTGATAATTCGCATAATTTATTGCATCTGCCTTTCATCTTTCCGCATTCACAGGAATACCCTGCTTTTACATTGCTTTCATGTTGCTCTTGTTTGCTCATACTTAAATAAGGGTTGTGATACCACCAGCCCGTTTCCAAGCTCCATGCTCCCCACGGAATACTTACACTACTATCACTCACATCAACCCCTCATTAATCCAAATAACCTGAGTCCTAATCACCCCTTCCAGATGCATCAACTTCAAATCATCTTGTGTAAACTCTCTAACTGGATGCCTGCCATCTAAAATATCGTGACAGGTGCTACAACAAAATGCCCCATGGCGATCATCAT